AGTAGGTCCTAATGGCACTGTTGCTCTCGCTAGATTATTATATCTACGATAACGAACAGTTGTACCACTTCTATAAGGAAGCCTTTTTTTCATAGCCATTTTATTATGGATAAGTAAAGGCTCAGGACGAGACAATAACACATCATCAAACCATTGTTGCACCGGAGGCGGAAGTAAAGTTGTTGTTGTAATTGACATTTTTTACTCCAGTTTAACGCCGCGAAGCATACTCTTCTGCTAGTTTCCTTATTTCAGCCGCTCGGTCAGGAGTCATTCTTGCATAATTTTTAGCTTCATTAAGTGGAGACGTAGTTCCAACAGACGAAGAACTCATAGGCTTTTTCACGTTTTCCAAAGCTTTCTTTGCATCATCAGACACGTTTTTCGAAGCAACCTGTCTTTGATACATAGTAGAAGACTTCACAAGTTGATAAGCCGTTAACCGAGGATTAGGACTAGCTAAAATCGCCGCTTCAGCAGCAGGATTTTCTTTCACGTAATCATCAACTAATTTAATGACATCGTTGTAGTCGCTAAATTGAGAAGGAACTTGATCAATCGCTTGTTTCCTCGAAGATTCTTGGTAGATCTCAGATGCGTATCTTTTCGCCATTGATGCGACTAATTTTTTCGTGTCGCCGACAGTTACTATGTCTTCGTCCGAAAGATTTGCAAATGGATCTTCTTCTTCTTTCGCAGGCTTTTCACGACTCATTAGTTTTTCTTCCAATTCAGCAATTTTTTGTTTTTGATGCTGCATAATATCACGAACTTCTCGCCAGTTTTTATCTTCTGACTTTGGCCGTTCATCAGTAGATTCAACTGTACGATTTTCTCGTACATCTGAAGCATCTGCGCCCTCTTGTGGTTGAACGACTTCCTCTACGTTCTTCTTTTCCTCAGGCATTTATTCTCCTTTAGCGCGGGGATACGCCAATACACCCATATAGTTATTTAGTATTAAATACAAAATTTAATTATATATTAAGATATTTTTAAGTTTTGAAGATTTTAATTTTCCAGATCTTCTGCTTTCTTTTTTAATCTTCCATCAATAAATTCTTCGATCCATTCAATTAAAAGAGAATCAAAGCCTTCTTTATGCATCAACATAACATAAGCTGTTTCTTTGTTGGGAAGGCACCAATGAATAAGAAGCTCATCAGTCTCATTATTATAAGAATAGACGCATTGACGCCATTCAGGATAAGGAATTGTTTTTCTGACAATCCATTTAGTTCTGACTACTTGCTCTGAAAATATTTCTTTATGCGCGAAAATAACGATGTAATATTTTTTAGCATAATTTTTATGCTCTTCAATAATTTTTTCGATCCGTTGATTAAAAGCTTTACCCCATTCAAGAGTAACTTCGCGGCATTCTGGGTTTTCTTCAGGCTTTTTGTTTTTTTCGATGATTTCTTCACCGACTGTTTTCCTTTTTTCCATTTTCCTACTAATAAAATTAGTAATTAAGACGAAAATTAATAACTAAGGCGGGCGAAGACGCTAGCTTTTCTTCTACTATCCCTCATAAAAATGCGAGACAGATTCCGCCAGTTTATTATCTTTGAGGTAGAATTGAAGAGCTTATTTTCCTTGCATCTTCTCTATCTACTTCTTCTTTCGCTCTACGATAATCCATAGAACCATTACTTTGTTGTCTCATTGGAGCATCTTTCATTAATCCCCAATCTTCAACATGAGTTTCAGCAGTTTTGCTTTTATTAAACTCACCGTAATGTTCTTCACCTCTTTCAACCATCCGAGATTTATTTCTGTCGTATTCTTTAACAGACTCTCGGTATTCTTTTCGTCTTGCCATACCTCTCGTCCTCCTATTTTGTTGTTTCAACGAGTTAGTAAGAAAAGCTTAATAACTCTTCTTACTTATTTTTTCTTTTTGGCAGCCATCTTTTTTAATGTGACGGCTAACCGAGCTCTTTTACCTAATTTTCCTTTTGCTTTCGCTGCTTTTTTCAGCTTTCCCATCGGAATATTTTTCTTTTCGGGTATTCCCATTTGTTTAGATAAAGCACCAGGCTTTTTAATTGCTGCCTGAATCCATTTTTTAGCCATTTTCTTCCTTCCTATGGAATTTCATCCATTTTTGATTCCCATATAAAATTATAGAGTTTTTCTACTATCTTCTCTTTGTCATCTTCACAATAACCTTTCTCTATTGTACGAATATATTCTCGGATGTCCCAAAGAGCAGAATGCATACTTGCTGCATTCTCGAATAATTTTCTTTCATCTATTGAATCAGAGTCTGAAGTGTCAAATTCATATATTATTTTCATCTTATTCCTCTGGAGGATTAGGAAGTTCTATCCAATGAGTTACGTTTTTATAATCATCGGCATATGTATTGGCAAAACAATAACTATCTATGAAATCTTCAGTTTCTCCTAGATTCATAAGGTAATCAACTCTAAATGTCTTGTCGTGAGAACAATAAGTTAAAACAGGCTCTCCTTCTGGGGGTAATTCATCACGAATATTCTTCCATTTGTTTTTCATTTTATCCTTCATATCTTTGGATTTCTTTAGCACTTGCATATCTCCATCTGCTAAATCCATCATAAGTATCGCCTTCATGGACATGACGATAGTAATAGTTGCCACAAATACAATCTTTAACTTCCATCATGATTTTATCGTCTGCTTGAGGCATTTCTTCTGAAAATTTCTTCCATTCACTCATTTTTCTGGACTCCTTGCTGTAAAATCTATATCTAATCCTGTTAAATCTTCTATTTTTTCTTCAACAAACTCTTCTACAGGATTATCATCTGGATATTTCCAATAAGAATCTTTTTTAAAAATTTCACATGAAATGAACAATAAAAAAATTAATATCCATAATTTATTCATGGGCTTCTTCCTTCTAATGTCTCTAAATATTCAAAAGCTTTAATAGTCACTTCAGAGATCTTCTTATTTAAGTCTTTTATTTGTTTAACGCTTAAAGGAGTAGATAGATCAAAGAAATTAGCTCCGCTGTCTGTAATTAAATTAGCTAAAATCCCATTAACAAAAATATCTAATCTGCCTTTGTCGTTAAAAAGTTCTGGATAATGATCTCTTACTATTAATTTTAGTCTTGTCCTCAAAAATCCCGTTATTCTAAGTGTCGTTTTTTCTATTTCATCTCCTCTTGTCGCTTTTCTTTTGTCAAACTTCTCTATGTTATTGCGACTATTTACATATGCAAAATGTTTATCTCTTAACGGAGAAACGCAGCAACAACAATTACAAGCATTTTCAAAATCAAAATAAATATCTCTTACTTGAACTTTTATCGGTGTCATTTTTTCTTTTTATTTTTTAAATGTTTCAAAAGTTTTTTATCTTCTTTTTTCTCTTTTTCAAACATTTTCATGTCTTCTTTTAGATGTTTTTTAACTTTTGCACACATTCCTTTTTTCTTTTGCATCTTATCCTCTTATTTTAAAGATTGAACTGGAGTTTTAGGTTTTTCTAAACTCTCGGCTTTTACTTCTTCTTGCTTTCTTAATCCTTCTACTATTTCTAGAAGCTGTTTTAAGTAATTTAGATCCATACCCGCTAATTCTTTTGCAGCTTTTATTTTATCGAGATTACCCATTTCTAAGTCTTTAATAGCTTCAGCTCTTCTTTCTTCAGCTAGAGCTCTATTTTCTTCTACTCTTGATACTCTTTCAATTCCAAGTCCTTGATCAGCTTGAGCCCTTGCGTTTGCTAAATTAATTCTAGATCCAATTTCTTGCATTTGCAATTGTTCTTGCTGCTGTTGCATTTGTTGCGCTTGTTGCTGTTGCTGTTCTAATGATTGAATGAGATCTTTTTTGTTTTGAAGCGGAGCATTTTTAATTAATATTTCTGGAGGAATAGGCAAGCCTGCTTGATGCATTTCCCAGAGCTGTCTAAATTCCATCATTTGTTGTGTTGGTGTCAATGCTCCATCTATTACTTGACAGTCAAACTTTAAGAAATCTTTATTCTTTATAATAGGAGAAGGCTCTTCGTTAAGAATTCTTCGTATTTTGCCTTCAGAGAAATTTGCTTGGATTAATTTTAAGAAAAGAGTTCCCATTACCTTTTGAGAAAAATCAAGATTATCAAATAAAGGCTGCAATGTAGTAAGCCCAGCTCCTTGTCTAAGCATAGAAAGAACGCCAGCTTTATCATCGTCAGCAGCTCCAAGAAGCTCTTCATTCACTCCTGATATCTTCATCATGTCTGATTGCAATTTCTCTATTTCTTGAAACCAAGATGTTGGGATTTGAGGAGGCAAAATCTCTTGAACTTCATCTAAACTATGCCCTTTTTTAATAGGAAGAGAACGACCTGCTCCAGAAAGAAACGCATCTTCAGGATCTACTAATGCATCTTCAATATATTTTATTCCTCTAGAGATACCTGCTTCTAAATACTCCATATTGAGGCGCATTCTTCGGTTATAAGACCATTGAGCATCTCTTAAATCTCTTACAATCCCCTGAATGCGAGAATGAAAATAAGGAATATCAGGCTCAAAATATCCAACAATAGGGACAAATGGGTAACAATCTATATTGTAAGGGTTTGAGCCGTGATAGAATACTTTTCCGTTCACAACTATAGCTTTTTTAACTGTTGGAACTTGTTTTCTAATTTTTTCAACTTGAGGATATTGAGATAGGAAAAGATCTAAATTCTCTTCTCTTCCTTCCCAATCCATTGTTTCGCCTGTTTCTTTATCTAATAAAAGAGTCTTTAGTCTAGTGTCCATATACCAGAATTCATCATAAGGTAATAGACGTCTTGCCCAATAATTTAAGCTTTGCGGCATGTAAGGGAATTTGCCATCTCTGTTTCCTTCTTTAGGGAGAGCATCAATTTCATCTTCTCTGCCAGGAAGAAGCGTTTTCATCTGATTTTTAGACAACCACTTACGTATCCATATATAGTTACAATCAGAAAGATCTAACTTTTTAAAGAAAGGATCAATTAGAAATGCATTATAAGCAATATTCGAACATTTAATGTCTCCGTTCACAGGATCAGAAGTATAATCCATATAAACATCAATAAGGTTTAATCCGGCGGTAATTCCTCCTTCAAAGGATTTAGAGATACAACTAAAAGCATCAGCTCTTTGCATAGTCCACATCAAAAGATTCGATAATTGATCAGCAGTATTTTGGTCTTGAATTTCTTGAGGAATAACGATTGAAGTCTTTCTATTCTTTCTCTGATGTCCTGTAATCATATTGCGAATTGTTCTGATCAAATTAAAATTAATCTGATTGCGTTTATAATAGTTGTAATTAGTCGCTATATAATTATAGATAGCTTCCTGATCACCAGCAGCAAAACGAGTGTCAATATCTCCTTCATACATGAATTGAAGCCATTGAGATGAATTTTGCTCATAAACTTCGTTCATATAAGAAATTATTGATGTATCATTGTTTTCATAAAATGGCTGATATTGAGTAGAATCTGATGGCATTTCTTTACCTAATTAGTTTGTTCTTCAAATTTAGGTATAAATATTTTATTTAACAACGTCAATGTTTTTATATAGTCCTTTTTTCTTGACAAATTAATCTAAGCCCCAATAATTAGAAAGCGCTGTAACGCAGCGAAGCTTGAGCAGCGTAAGCAAGTGCGATCAGCAAGCAAGAAGGCGCTTTCTAAAACAAGAATTCTTGACAACAGACTCTGTTTTTATAAAACTAATCATTGATTGCTTAATAAAAGAAAGAGCTTAAGCAATCTCTTCTAAAAGAAGATAAGGGAAAAAAGTGGGAGCAGTAGTAGCGGGATGTTGCTGCTGCTCTTTTTAATTCCAGCCAGGTCTCATAAAACTATCTATTGATTTGTCTTTAAATCCAGAATGCTTTTGTCTCATTGCCCTATACTCTTCTACTGGCATATGAGAGTCATCCATTCTTTCTAAAGAAGCCGAGAGATAGCGAAGGGCATCGCAGTTATGAACTATTGCCCCATTTGATAGAGAAAATGACTTTTCAATAGGTACATTTATACAATAGACATCTTCTTTATGGTCTATCTTTTTGACGTCTTCTATATGCAGCTGCTTTACAATTGGCATGACAGTATTTGTGGAAATGGCCATTCTTTCTAATGAGGGCATCAAACTCTTTTCCACAAGATAGGCAATTCCTTTTTTCTCTTTTCCATTTAGTCCAGCTTTTAGAACGCTCAGCATGTCTTTTATGCCATAGTCGTCCTTTATCTGATGCGTGCCATTCAGCTGCTTTTTGTCTAGCATCTTCTGAAAATTTTCCCGGATGTCTATGGTTAATTGATCTTGCATGTTCTGATGCATCAATGCATTGAAGATTTGTAAGGGAGTTATTTGCTTTATTTCCATCTCGATGATGAATATGGCAATGTTTGGGAATCTCTCCAAAAGCCACTCGCCAAATCTCTCTGTGTAATTTTTTGCCTCCCCGAGCATAATATTGTTCTTTTGGATATATGCGATATAAACCACCATCAAAATATTGAGTAATCTCGTCAAGGACGATTGGAGGACGGAATGTTTCTGAAGGTCTTTTGCGTATTTCCACCCTTTGTCCGTTAAGAACATATGATCCGGCGTACATCTCACTATCGTATTGTCTTCGAATGTAATTTCCACAAGTTGGGCATTTACTCCAGTCTTCGTTACGTTTGAGCTCTTCTTCCATCCTTCCTTTGTCCATACTTCATCACCATCTTTTATCTCTATAATAGGACGAATACCGTTACGCGTCAAGATTAATGTGTCTTTTACAAAGCACATATGCGAGGCCCAATTATGCTTGGGAGCAGTTCTATAAACATGGTCTTTCTCGTTGAAGTCTGCATGATATTCTAAAAGACAACGAATAAGATAGTCACATTTCTTTTCGTCGATGCAAACCCTTGGCAATAAGCCTCTAACTCTTTCTATCCCAGTAAGAATATTCCTATCTTGAGGAAGGACAGTCATCTCTATTCCCATGCCTCTCGCGACCTCTACAAAGTTTGTTCCTGTATTGTTGTGCATCTTCCCATCGTGTGGTATAAAATGCTTGCCATAAGCATATTCTTTAGATTTAATAAGTTGAATATAATGAGAAAGTTGGTAGCCCTGGTTTTCATAACAGTCGATGATGAGGATCTCGCTTCCTCTCTTTTGATAGAAAATGATGCTCATGCTATCGGAGAATCCAAGGTCCCAGGCCGTATAGACGAGCAGGTTATCATCGTAAGAGACTCTACCGATTCTACTATCCTTTTGCATTTGCCTAATATATTTACCGTAGTAACTTCCCTGGACTCCGATGTCGAAAGAGCAGTAATATTCTTGGGCGATTAATTCTTCCGAAATGCCACCTGTAATCTTTTTATCCAATTCCTCTTTAGAGACGTAATTCGTATCCTCATTAGTGATTTTAGATACAAACCATTCATTAGAATTGCCGCTAGCATAGTTATAAAGGTCGTAGAAATGATTTTTACCATTAGGGGTGCTATTGAATATAGCCCAGCCTTTGTTTTTGCTTAAAATAGGGTCTAAAACGAGTTTCCAGACATTCGGGTTTTGATAAGCATATTCTGATAAGACAACACCTGTTGGATTTGTTCCTCTAATTGCATCATAATTGTCAGACCCCACTACTTGAATAATGGAGCCATTATGAAGATAGACCTTCATTTCATGGTTAAGTCTTTTTTTAATAACTTCCTTTGGAATGAAGTCCAGATAATTAAGCCCATCTTCAGTAATGGCATCCCATAAAGCTTTTCTAGCTTGAGCATATTCGGGAAATATATAGAAATAAGTCCCTTTTTTACCTAAAGCTTCCCAGATGAGATAATTCCAGCAAGCGAGATCTTTCCCATGTCTCCTAGCCCAGCAAAGAACAGCTCTTTTCTTCTTTGCCATAGCCTCTTCCATCTTTTCCTGGTACCAGAAGGGTTCATATGGAATATAGGCTTTAATCATCGAATTCGCTAGGTTTACGGCGAGTTACTTCTATTTCAGTATCCTTGCTATCTGGGTTTCTGTTAAGTTCTCTGATCCATTCTTTTAGTTCAGGATCGGTAAGAGCCGCATATGTTTTTACAAGGCCAGAATTCCATTCTCCGGAAAGTCCTTTAAGACAGTATCTTGCGTTAATTTTTTCGCGCGCAGACCGCAAATGTCGGGCTATGTCCTCATGGTCTTCTGCAAGGTCATAAAGCCATTTTCTATCCCTATTATACTGCCCTGCAAATTCTCCTAAATGGCATGAAGTATCCTTATCTGCCCATTTAGAAAGCTTAAGACAGATATCTTCTATATCTTCTATGGAATAAGACCACATTGACTTTTTAGGTTCTCTAATATTTCTTTTTTTTCCTTTATGGACTAAGTTTTCTGCATTAGAAACAATAAGAGATTTTTTATCTACCTGAAGAACATTAGCTATTCTGCCTAGTTCTGGGACAGATACTTTTCTTCTCGTATTTTCAATATCTTCAATTGTTTTTCTTTTTAGATTGACTAGATCACCTAGAGCTTCTGCAGTTAGGTTTTTTTGAATTCTTGCGGCTTTCATGTTAGCCGAGTTAATCCAATATTTAATAACCTTCATAGATATATCCTTTTTTTTAATGATTCATGGCGAGACATTTATAGTCAAAGAATTTTTGTATCTTGTATTTATTACCGAATAATGTATAATGGTGACACATTTTAATCTTAACCAAAGGGGATAAAAATGAAAGATAAAAAGAACAAAAAACGTGAATGTCCGCGATGTGGATGTGATTTTCCTAATATTCCCATATATGAGAATTATTGTGCTAATTGTGAAATTCCCGAGGAGCTTTATGATAATTCAATGCGCAAATTAATGAATTTATTAGATGAATCGGAGGTAAAACGAGCAACCTGGAGAAGGAAAAATGGCATTTAGTGAATATACACCTAATATAAACAATCTATTATATGCTCATCCTAATGTACTGGGCAATCAAGTTGAAGCTCCTGTAGTAGGAAATGATAGCAATCATATTTACGCTTTACTTACGGACAGACGCGAAGCAATAAAATTAGCTCTTATTATTCTATTCTCAATAGTATACGTTTCATTTAAAGAATTAGGGAAAGATTATGTTTTAAGTTTTTCCCTCAATTTAGGAATTTTAGGAATTTATGTTTCAATTCTTTTTATTGCTATTTACTCATTGGTAAAAATTAGTGAATATTTTCAAGCACATAACTTGACATAAAGGAGGAAAAATGAGCCATTTAGAAAAAAAAGATTTATTAGATAAAAAAAATGAAAGAGTTTGAGGATAATGAGTTTTTTTAATTTTCTAGAATACAGATGCTATGCCTATAACAGAGTAAAGCATCCAGATTTAAAACCCGTGATGTTTAGACATGTCTTTGATAATTGGGAAGATTATGAAGAGAGATTTCAAAGAGAGATGGATAAATGGATAAAGATGTTAGAAGAAGAGGATGAAATTGATGAAGCTTTAGAAATGCTAGAAGAAGATGAAGATGATGATTTTATAGACGAGGAGCTATGAGCAGCGTTGCAAAAAGAAAAGCGAATATAAGAACATAAAGTACACACTTCATCTTTTTATTCTTCTTTAAATTCTGATACCGCATTTTTAACATTTTTCTTCATTAAACCTAGGACTTGATCTACTTTTACATGATCATAAGTTCCCGAGCTATACCTTTTATGTGTAGTTCTTTTTTTAAATGGAGTTTCATTTGTCGGTGGTTGTATTGGAATGGGGGCTGACTTAGTCATTGGGGGTTCTTCATTAACTTTCTTATTTTGATCTAGGTTTGCTAGAGCATGAATAAATTCTATTTTTGAAGAAACTGGATTAGTCATTTTTTCTTTTTCTTTTTAGGGATTTTAGCTCCGGCTTTTCTTGCTTGATGAAGAGCCGCTGCTACAGCTTGTCTTTGGGGATGTCCTGCTTCCATCATTTCTTTTATATTTTCTGATATTACCTTTTTAGAACGGCCTTTTTTAAGGGGCATTGAAGTCTCCTTTTACTTTTTTACTGTGATTTTAATAGGATAAAGAGATTCTACCAACTTTTTTTTCATTAACCATTCTTGAGTTTCATAACCTTTTATTTCTGTGAATATTATATCTCCATTGGCCCAAAATTCCATGAAGTCTACTCGATAAATTACGCCACCTGGCAAGTGGAAAGGGACCTGTCGAAGAAAGAAGAGAATATCGCCATTTTTCTTTAAAATATTTAATTGATAGTAATATTTAGCTTCTTTTTTAGAAGAAAACTTTATTCCATCAGCTTCTGTAATAGTGGCCTTAAACTTGTGACGCATTCCAATCATCTCTAGAAACGTCTCCTGATGTTAAGTATTCTATAGCCAGCTGGATAGAGAGAGAGGGAACTGTTCTTTTAAAGATATATCTTTGCAAAGTTACTCTAGAAACGCCTACTTTTTTAGCAAATCTTTCTCGAGTCATTTTTTCTCTTTTCAAATAATCTCTAAGATTCATGTGTTTACTCTAACCCCGGTTTTTTTGATAAATAATAATACATTTATATATTTGACAAAAGTATTTTATTTTGTATAATGAAGTTACAATCTTTTAACCAAAGGAGAAGATTATGGATTTTGCTATAGAGAAAACGGAAGAAAGTTTTTCTTCTGATACTTTAGATTTATTATTTACAGCCTTAGCCAAAGCCCAAGGGGAGATGGAAATAGCTAAAACTGTTTCTGCCAATCCTTATTTTAAAAGTAAGTATGCTGATTTAAGATCAGTTATCAACGCATCTCGTCCTTATTTAGCTAAGAATGGTCTTTCAGTAATTCAAAGAGTCTTAACCAACGGCAATGGGCAAATATATTTATATACAAGGCTTGGACATACTTCAGGTCAATGGATAGAAAGTAAAATGCCTATAAGTCCACCAAAGACAGATATCCAGTCCATTGGAAGTTATATTACTTATTTAAGAAGATATAATTATGCCTGTTTAGTTGGAGTGGCTGCGGCTGATGAAGATGATGACGGTGAAAAAGCTATGGAAAGAAATGGTAAAAAGGTAGTCTTTGTTAGTGAAGGGCAGATTGAGAAAATAGAAGAATTATTAATGCAATTAGAAGATGGAGAATATGAGAAACTCTTAAGGTGGGCTCAAGTTAAAAGTTTAGAAGAAATCCCTGCTAATAAATTCGGAGCTATTGTCCAGGCATTAAAGGCAAAGATAGAGAAAAAAGAGGTAGTTAATGGAACAAGGAACTAAAGAATGGTATTCTTATAGAAGAGAACATATTGGCTCTTCGGACATAGCTGCCGTTTTAGGGCTTTCTCCTTGGAAAACTCCTTATCAGCTTTGGCTAGAAAAGACTGGCAGGAAAGAAGAAAGCGAGCCTAATAGCGCAATGATACGAGGTAAGGTCTTAGAACCTAAGGCTCGCCAAGTATATATTGATTTTACTGGTAATATCATAATCCCAAATATCTGTACATCGCCAAAGTGGAGCGTTGCGATGGCCTCCTTAGACGGAATCTCGGAAGATGGAAGTCTGATAGTAGAGATTAAATGTCCGTCTTTAAACGTCTTTAATCTTTCTTTGGAAAAAGTTATTCCCCCTCATTATTTGGCTCAGATACAATGGCAGCTTTGGGTTACTGGAGCTAAAGAAGCCCATTACTTTTGTTATTTAGAAGAGGGCTTTTCTAATAATGTAATTGTAAAACCGGATTTACATTATCAAGAAGAAATAGTAAGCCAAGCCAAAGAGTTTTGGAAGCTAGTTGAAGGAGATATTCCTCCTGAAATCCTAGATAAAGACTTTTTGATGATAGAAGATAAAGAAGCTAATGTCTTGGCTAGAAAGTGGATAGAGCTAAAAGAAAAAGAAGAACAGGCAAAGGAAGCAAAAAAGGCTTTGGAGAAAAGGTTATTAGACCTTTCTGATGATGGGAATTGTATTTTCCCAGAAGCCAATGTTAAGATAAGTAGATATTACAGAAAAGGAGCTATAAATTATTCAAAAGCCTGTAAGCTACTGGACATAGACCTCGATAAAATAGAAAGTTTCAGAAATCCTCCTATTTTGTGTACTAAAATAGAAGCTAAATAAAAAAGGCCCAGTTTCCTAGGCCTTAGTTTCCCGAGGGATATTATAAATCCCTTTAAAGAGGATTTTTTATTATTAACAAACCAAAAGGAGCGTTAATAAAGCACCCAAACTAAAAGGGCTGACATTAAAAACATCAACCCTAAAAACTTTTAGGAGCTCTAAAATGAACACAACCAAAGGATGCATTCAAAGTAAACACTGCCAATAAAGGAGCTTCCAAAGCAAATACACAAAAAATGAGTATTTTAGAATAAACCAATAAAGGAGCATTCGACATGAATATACAAGCGCTTGATAATAAAATCAAGATCCCAAAGAAATTTTTAAAAGAGCCAAAACTTTCAGAAGAATCTAAGATTTTCTTAAAGTTAATGTTTCAATATACAGAAAAAGAATCCATGAGTTTAGAAGACATGTTTTGGATTCTCATCGGCCCTTTCCAAGATTATTTAAAAGAAATATTTAAACTATTGGAGGAACAAAATGGCAATAATTAGAAAAGCTCACAACAAGGAAAATCCTTATGCACAAATCAGCCGTAAGACAATACAAGATAAACGTCTCTCTTTAAAAGCGATAGGTCTTTTAGTACGCCTATTATCTTTGCCCGGAGATTGGAGGATTTCCATTTCTGATTTAAATAAAAAATTTAAAGAAGGAAAGGATGCAATTCGATCCGCTTACCAAGAATTGGAAGAGTTTAATTATATTAAAAGACAACAACTTAAGGATGGAAAAGGTCAATTTTATGATTGGGAATACTTAGTTTATGAGGAACCCCACAAAGATGAAGCCGAAGAGGTGAAAACACCTGCGTCGGGTTTACCTCCGTTGGATAAGCCCACACTACTAAATAATATAAGTAATAAAGAATATATAACAGTTACTAATACTACTACTTATAAGGGCGATACCGAGTCCGGAGAAAAAGAGTCGTCGGCAGAGAAGGTAATAGTTCCTTCCAATCTTCATTTTAATGAAAACCATTTATACCAGCTTCATTCTAAGTACCGAGAAAGAACTCAAAAGATTCTAGACTGTTTTAGCGAATTAAAGAAAAAGGGGAAAAAAGTCTATAGCGACTATGCTTATCTTATCACTTATGGAGACCAAATGCTAGAAGAGAAGGAAGGGTCGGAGACAGCTCAAAAGAATTATTCTTTAAGAGAAGAATTGTTGCTAAAAGAGCTGCATAAATATTATCATTTTTGGCACCAACATAAAAAAGCAAATGATCCATACTGGCAAAACATCGTTGGCTATCTGGAACTTAAAGAAAATTACCTTCAGATTTATGGGAAAGAAATTAAATTCAAAAGAAGCCTGGCAAGCTTATGGAATTTTTTGATGAGCGAGTTTGCTGATGACGAGACTTTTATTGAAAATATGCCTAAGGGGTTGCTTGAGAAAATTAAAGAATTCTTACCAAAGGAAGAATGATTATGGAAAAAAGTCCATTTTTTAAAGAGCATCCTGATCATGAGAAAAATAAAAAAGCTTCTATTAAGTTTTTAGAAGAGAATTGGAGAAAAGTATATTACTCCCAGGTTTATCCTGAATATTTTAGAATCACCCTTCACAAGCCTCCGAATCCGGTCATCTTCATCGTGGATTTTAATCAGGAAAACCAAACCTTTCTGGGTAAGCTCGAAAAAATAAAAAAAAGAATAGAGGAGCTGTCCGGAAATTCCGGTAAACTGAAAACTGGAGACGATCCTTCTTTCTAAAATCGTTAAGAAGACCCTTTATTTGCCGTATTTAACGTTATTGGAGGTAAAAGAGTATGGATATAGCTTGTAATTCTAGATAAAGCAAAATAAGGCCCTTAAAAAGAGTTTTACGAAAAATAGCTGAATAGCATATGAAGGAATAAAGAAAAATGGAGTCATTATGAACGACCAACTTTTTTGGGGATACTTAGTATTAAACTTTATTATCTTTTGGTTTCTGAGTTTATTTTATCATAATAAAATGTTAAAGCAACAAAGATCGTATTACGAATATTTTAAAAAAGAAATAGAAATAATTAAAAGAGCTTTATCTAAGGATAGTTAGAACTTCATATTATTACTAGTAAAGAAAAAGTAAGAAGCTATTATACAAAGTAAGATTGAAGTTGATATACTTATCCAAATAAAATGCATAATTAAGCCTTATATTCTGTTACTGTTATAAAACTTTTCCCAACTCCCCCATATCTTCTAGCTCCCCCAGCTGTTCCTCCGTATGTCCAGAATTGATTAACAGATCCTCCTCCTCTTATTCTAAACGTAATTGGGGAAGTAGTTCCGGCTGTCATATAATGGTCTAGAAAGATGCTCTCTCCCAAAGGACCTTGTCCTCCTGAAGAATAAGACCCTTGGCTTGGGAAGGCCGCTAAAGCATTTGCTACGGCATCTCTGAATAAAGCTATAGTCATGACTATTACATTGTTGCTGGCAGACCAGAAAAACCCACCATGAATATGTAAAATGCTAGTAGCAGAAGTAGGAGTAATTGAGACTGTTACTATTTGGGTTCCTTCCCCGATCTGAGGGATTGTGTCATCATAAGGGATTACTGTTTGTTGTTGCTGTACTCCATTTGTAGAGTTTCTAACTATTTGTACTACTTCTCCAGAAGAAGATTCATCTCCCCAGTCTACATTTCCTGCTCCATCAGTGATCAATACCTGTCCGGCTGTTCCGTCTGTAATGGGGAATTCATACGCTTGATTAAAGGTAATATCTCCAGTTGTTTTGACGGAAATAGAGGAAGTTCCTGTAGAAGGGTCAGCATTAGGCCCTATTTTAAGTTTATCAGCGTCTGAATTGTCTATTCCTACTGACCAATCTGTAGAGCCCGGAATCTTATAATTTACGTAAGCATCATTTCCTGCGGCTGATGTTTTAGAATAGATTCTTGTAGGTCCATCGGCTATTAAAGTAGAAGCTTGAATAGTTACTCCAGTAATACCGGAATTAGTTCCGAAATCTACATCTCCTAACTTAACCGTTCCTGTGCCTGTAATAACGTTAGCAGCGGAGGATTTTATGGAGACTTGAGATAGAGTCAAAACATTAGAAGAGTTATGTGTAATAGCAATGTTGACTCCAGTGTTAAACAAGGTGTTTGTACAACTTACCGTTGCAGTTGCAGAAGTAGTTAAAGTATGACTTAACCAACAGCCTCCATTTAAAGTTGAAGTAGCTGCTCCTTGGATAGTTATCGGGCATTGAATATGAACATTATAAAAAGTACAACTCCCAGAAACAGTCATAGTATTTCCAGAACCTGCCCCTATTGTTGCGTCTGTCATAAAGATAGTAGCGCCTGCAGTATTATTCACGACTCCATCGTTAGTAGAAATGCTTCCAATATCGAAATAGACAAAAGCACCAGTCCAGTTAGGTAAGTTAAAAACATATCCATTTGTTACGTCAATTTGGGAGTCCACTATTATGATACTTGAAGTCCCAGCAACCGCACTATTTAAAATGTCAGTTGCACTTTGCAAATAAAGATTTCTGATGGTAATCGTACCGCTTGCTGGAGGAGTATGTACGCCATTTATAATACATGTTGCGTTATCAGCTATTCCGATAGCTCCCCATAAATCTACTTTGTCATATAAAGTTAAGTTTTCGTTATAGATTCCTTCTCTAATCCAAACGGTTCCTCCACCAGCGGCATTTGCGGCATCTAAAGCGCTTTGTATAGTTTGATATTCCGTCTCTCCGGCAGTAGGATCTACAACGTATTTAGTTATGTTTCTTAAGTCTTTAAAAGTTAGAGTATTGTTTCCAGGATCTCCCGTTACTTGCACACCGTTATCATAAGGGGAAGTGTTCCCTTTAAGATCAATATTTTCTAAACCATCTGGAGAAACTGCTCCTCCACTATCTCCTGTTAAAGTCTCTATTGCACCTGTTCCACCAATTCCTACCCAAGTAGATACACCACCACTCTTTAAAACAAGGATATAGGCCTCTAAAGCATTTTGATCGATCCAGATATCTCCCATATCATAAGCTCTATAGTCAGCTGTAGTTGGAGCTCTATTTCTAAAATAAAGCTGAGGAGGATTGGTTTCCTTTAAACCTACATAAGCTGTAGGATTTGAAGATGGTATTTTTGTAGACATTCAACACCTAGATGTTTACGTTTTAATGTTTTTGTATACTTTTAACCTAATAAATAGCCCATAAAATAGTTTATGGTCCCTGTATTTGCTACATCGCAAGTATCTGCTCCTTTCCCATTAGCTTGAACTCTAGCTATACATGTATCTGTAGCATCCATATCTGCAATTACTGTCATGGTAACGGAAGCATCGTCTGATGCTACAACTCTTATTGGAGTGATATTCTGGAAGTTGGCTACATAGCTTCGTAAAGTTGTAGTAATATAAGTTTGAAAAGCAGTAGTTCCATTTACTTTTTCAAGTTCAACCCCCATTACAAAAAGGTATTTTCCAGTAACAGGAGCCGTGAAGGTATATGTTGCATTGTTATAATCGCTATTATTATCCCATCTTTCAACGTTATAAGCGATAGTATAGATAGTTCCATTACCGGTAACGTTAGCTCTTACGGTCGCGTTATAAGCCATAAATCCAGGCTGTAAGGGGACGGTTCTTTCTCCTACCGTTGTCATCGCCCAAAGATTAGTTCCAGTAGAAGGTGACACTGTCGCAGAACCATGGTTTATTTTTAATTTATCTGAATCAGAATTGTCTATTCCTACAGAATATGCACTTCCTCCCTGTATTAAATAGCGAGAAAAAGCATCTCCTCCGGAAGCTCCCCCAGCTCTCATTATATGAACTGCGTTAGAAGTTGCAGAAGTATTATCTGTATTATAAGAGCTTATATATACTTCATTGCCGGTAGATGATAAAAGTTGTACAAATTCCTGAACGGCTGTTGTAGTTATCGAAGCTCCTTGAAAGACTAATAATTCTGTACCACTTGAGGGATCTGTAGAATTTGTTACTTTTAAAAAGTTGTCAGTCGCATCTACACCAAAACTAAATTTATTAGCAGAATTAACATCAAACTTTACAAAACTATCAGCTACTGAACCAGGATCAATAGTTAAAGAAGAAGCGTTACTATTTATTGCATTACTTTTAGACATAATCCCCTCTTTTTAAGCTTATTTTTAAGCAACTGTTAAATTACCCATCATATTTTGAACCCTAAAGTCAGTATCTGTAGTTATACATCTTAAAACAATACAATCACCTGCATCTGTAGCAGTTAAAGAACCGCCAACGCCTGTAGTTGTATTTTGGTTTCCTACATATATAGTTTGCCCTGCATTTTGAGCTACTGACCAGTTTCCTGCTTTTCCAATTACTTCAATTACAGAACCAGCAGCACATGTAGCTGGAAGAGTAAAAGCGATTCCTCCGCCTAAGTTCGCAGTATAAGCATGGTCAGCTTCCATTGTTTTAGGAGTAGCTGTTATTTCTTCATAGTCAAGGCCTGTAGCAGTAGAATCAATTGTTATTGTTCCAGCACCGTTAGAAATTGAAATTCCAATTCCAGCAGTTATGGTAGCAGCAACAGGGTCGGCTCCAGTTGATCCGATTACAAGCTGTCCATTTGTCAAAGGCCCTATTTCAGTTACAGCAGCCGTTCCTGACCCAACAATCAAAGCATGATCAGTTATTGAAGCTGCTCCAGTTCCTCCACCAGGCACGGTCAAAAGCCCAACGCTAAAAGCGCCAGCGCCATCTGTTATTATTGGCTCTCCCGGATTCCCATCAGTTTTTGGATAATCCAAACCATCGATTGTTACTGCTTCTGTCCCTTTAGGGGTAATGGTTATTGGGATATTAGCATCAGTACCATCTGCAGCTAAAGTTGTTCCTGATAAAGTTACTGCAGCTGCTGCTACATTTGTATCAAAAGTAGTCGCCCAGAGTGTATCTGAGGTTCTATTAATTGAGTTTTGTGTCATTTTATCACCTCTTGTTAAACGACATTAAGGTTTCCTATGGCCTGTCTTACTGTAAATTCTGTATCAGCGACAGAACATATTAAATCTACTTGGTCATATTGCTGTGTTGAATCTAAACTTCCCCCAACTCCTGCTGTAGTACTTTGATTTCCAAAATGTATTTGTTGACCAGCATTTTGGGCAATTGACCAACCACCAGCACCTTTACCGCAGATTTTAATCTTTTGACCTACAGAACAAGTTACAGGCAAAGTAGCAGTTACTAATCCTGCATTGTTCAATATGTATCCATTATCTGGATTCATAGCTACTGCGACTCCAGTAACTTCTGTCCAAGTAGTTCCTCCTCCAGTTGAAGAGATTTGGATTGTTCCAGGGCCATTAGCGATTACTATTCCAGAACCTGCAAGTAGATTTGCTATTATTGGATTGACGCCAGTGGCTCCTATTATAAGCTCTCCATCATTAGCTACAGTTGTTGTTCCTCTATCAAAGCTTACATTTTGCAAATAAGCTGTTCCAGCTTCAAAAGAAGTAGGAAATGTTTCAGTTATTGTGCCGGCTATGTGGGCATCGGTAATAAAATCTAAAGAACCAACCTGGATAGTACCGTTTCCTCCAACCGCTGGATTATTAGAAGAATCAATAGAAACATTATCGAAAGAAAAAGTGTTCGCTGAATTATGCGTGATTGCTTGATTTGCCCCAGTAGAAATAATAGAAGAATTTATAGAAACAGTGGCTGTGTCTGCAGTTGTAATGGTTCCTAATAATCTTGAATCAGAAATAGTTACATTAGAATCCCCTCCGAAGGTGCCTCCTATCACAATTATGCTGTTTCTAATGGTAACGTCATTATTTTGAATAGTGAATGTAGCTGCTCCAGCTCCTAAGTAAGAATTTGTGATTCTAAGATTTCCTCTGTTTATACCTACAAGAAGACTACTTATAATTCCGCAAGTAGTGCTTAAAGTATTGGTATCATTTATAATAAAAGCACCCGACCAATTCGGCATATTGAAGATAAAGCCGTTAGTACAATTAACATAGCAATTATCTATAACTACTGTTCCAACACCCGGTAAAACTGTCGCAATGATATCTGTAGCAGATGTTAATGTTAGATTTTGAAAGACAACAGCTCCTAAAAGGGGAGGAACATGAGTTCCTGTAATAATTGTATTATCATTAATAGCTCCAGCTATATTAATACCATCGTAAAGAGTTAAGTTTTCGGTATAAACTCCAGCCCTGACATAGACAGTAGCATCTGAACCAGAAGCATTAGCGGCGTCTAATGCTGATTGAATTGTTACATAATCTGCAGTTCCATCAGCATCAACAATATATTTTGAAATAGGAGCTTCTCCAAGCCCTCCAATAGCTTCCCAAAGAGCTGCAGTTTTAGTCTTTTTAATAAGAATAAATGTAAGATCAGAGGTTTGGTTTATCCAAATATCACCTGGATCATATTGCCTTATATCTGTTGTAGTTGGGTTTCTATTAGAAAAATAAAGCTGAGGGGGATTTTTTTCTTTTATCCCTTGATATGCTAAAGGATTAAAATTAGGGATAATATTCCCAGGAGTTTTTGCACTCATTTTTTACCTCTTATAGTTAAGCTTCTAATTCTTTTTCAGCTCTTGGTTTATAACCTACTTCTTGAACTACTAAATTAATACAGTCATCTACATTGGCAGGAATGGTTGTTCTTGCTGGATCTTTAAGATAATCTTTTATGAAAGCTTCTTTCCTAAGAGCTATCTTATTTTCCATATAGTCTTTCAAAACTTGTTCAGGATTATCATAAAAAGCTTTTAAAGCTTGATCTTCATAGTCTTCGATAGAAAAACCACCAGACCAGATTTCTTGGTCTTTTACTTCTTTTCTTTCAGCGATTCTCTTCTCTAAAGAGCTTGTATTGTATGGTTTGAATTCAGGAAGAGCTATTAAATTAGGGATTAATATAGGAAGATCGATTGAAAAAGTTCCTGTTTGTTTTTTTCTATATATCTCAAAATAATCTCTTTTTATTGTTTTAAGGGCTTTATTGATCATTCCTTTCAATGCTTTTTCTGCCCATTCTTTCGGTGTTTCAAGTAGATAATGATCCCATGCTTTCTTGTCAGCAAGAGATATCTTGAATCCATCAGAACATAAAGTTTTCATGTTTTTCTCCTTATATTAACAAATTAAAGCTACTTCTAAGTAAGTGACAGCGATAGCTGCTGTTCCGGCAATATCAACAGTTTTTCCTACATCTCCCTGTACCTCTAAAGAAATACCTACAGTATCAGCCGCATCCATATCTATTAAAGCAGAACAGTCAAAACTGGCTGCATTGTCTGACATTCTTACATTTGAAGGATTTAATCTATCTCCTTTATAAGTGCGGTTAGAAGAAAATATTCGAATTTCCATTAATGTATGGTTTGCATTTAAATCCTGAAGTGTCACGCATGCATCTACCCAATATCGTCCTGTTACGGGAGCTGTGAAATAGCCAGTTCCTGTATTGTAATCATTATTTTGATCAAATCTTTCACTATTAAAAAGCACTAAAACAGATGTTGCATCGCCTGTAACATTGCTTTGGGCACTGCTTCTTTCGACACATACCGCCGGTTGGAGTGGCATTGTTCTTTCTCCGGCAGCTGTCATCTTCCAGACATTTGTGCCAGCAGAAGGAGTTGCTCCTCCTTGGTTTATCTTTAAAGCATCTGCGTCATCGTCATCTACTCCCATTACGAATTCATCCACATCATTTATCTGGAAAAGCACATAGCTATCTCCTGAAACTCCGGGATCTAAAGTTAAGGAAGCAGCATCATGTGCCGCACAAGAAATATCATGTACTGTCAAATCCCCAGAAGAATCCCAGCAATACTGAGTAGAAGATAATATTTTTATGGTTCCTTCTGTAGGTGGAGTTGTTAAAGCATTTTTAGTTCTGGTTATTCTTATCCAATAATAATTTTGGCCATTAACAGTAGTCGCGACCCAGCCTACTAAATCAGAAGAGGAGAAAGAAATCAATCCATCTTGAACAAATCCTTGTGTATCATCTTGAGGAGAAAAAGTTGTCCACGCAGGGCCTACTATAGAATATTCGAAAACAGGTTTTATACTTACACTTGCAGCTATGATTAAAGCAACTTCTATTTGATCAAAAACAGCATTGCTGCCTATATAAATTTCATCATTATCATTTACAAAAATTTGAACATTAGAAGCTCCGGAACCAAAAGCTGCGGTTACGTCGGTAAAAACTCCATCATACTTCCATGCGAAAGAAGGACCGGCAAATGCTCCTAATAATTGTCTAACAACTCCTAGCCCTGGATGAACTACTATCCCACAAACATTAGGGGCAGAAGCTCCTACTCTAGAAACATCTATCGCGTGGATAAATCCTCCTGTAGAAGTCCCTGTGTTTACAACTATATCATGCCCTGTCTCAGTGTCACCAGCAACTAAACCAGTTTCATTAAAGTCATGATGTATTTCCCCATCGACAAATATTGCTTCATTATCTATAGGGCAAAGAAGTCTTACTTCGCATCCCCAGCCAAAAGCTCTTAGAGCAGTATGGCATAAATCTCCTGTATAAGTAGTGGGGAGAGTAATCATCACCGCTGCCATCTGGGGATCGTTAGTTAAATCCATCCCAGATAAATCTATATTTAATGCATTTACAAAAGCGCTCCCTGCGGTAGGATCTAAATCTGAGCCGTCTATATTTATTCCTTGCCAGGTAGAACCAGCTATCGCAGTATCAGGCGTTATATCAATTACATTTTGAGTGCCCGTTCCTTCTCCTCTTGCATTAAGATAATTTGTATTTATAGTTCCTGAATTAAATGTTTTTCTATTCAAAGTTAAAGATGAATCATAATTGGCATTATCCAAAAATGTTATGGATCCAATTGTATAAGTTCCATTCCCATCGATCGCAGGATCGTTAGAAGTATCTATTGTTAATTCGCTTAAGACAACTGTTGAAGAAGACAAATGATTAACGGCTTCTCCTGTTGATGGTATTAAAGTAGAATTGAATATTTCTCCACTCGCAGACCCTCTTATATTAACAGTATTCAATAAAAGACATCCTTGATCAAAATTAAATTGAACAGAACCATTTAAATTAAGCGTGCATCTAATTTCTGAATTTACAGCAACAATTGCTCCTGAAGCTAGCAAGAATTGATAGGTAGTTCCGCTTCCGCCAAGTCTTGAATCTACAATTCTGATATCCATTGTCCCTGAAGTATTATCCATAATTCCATTATCAGAACCTATAGATTCACAACGTTTCATAATTAAAGTTCCAGACCATTGAGGAGTTAAGAAAATGTGTCCATCCGTACAACTGAAAAGACAGTCTTCAAAATAAGCATCAGATAATGTTGGGCCTGCATTAGTAAATATATTGCTGCCAGTATGAGTAAAGTAGATAGATTTAATAGATATTTCATTAGAAACAGGAAGTTGATGGGTTCCTTCAATTGTTACAGCTGTTGGAGCATCAGATGTTTGGGCTCCTATTAAATTAACTCCATCATAAAGAGTTAAGTTTTCAGTATATGTTCCCGGGCGTATATAAATTACGCCTCCTCCTGCTGCTTGAGCTATATTAATAGCTTCCTGGATCGTCTGGTAACAGGAGACATCATTAGTATCTACGATGTATTTTGATATCTCGTAGAGATTTGTTGAACTATGGGTAGTCATTTATTCCTCCTAATTAACCTTTAAAGTTCCGACAACTGATAAAACTGACCAAGTAGTATCTGCAACTCGGCAAACTATTTTTACACAATCATATTGATTCTTAGAGTCTATAGATCCAGCTACGCCTAATGTTGTTGCTGCTGAACCGAATTGGATTTGTTGACCAGCATTCTGTGCAATAGTCCATCCGCCAGCGCCTTCGCCGCATATCTCTATAATAGATCCTACTGCAGCAGTTGCAGGCAATGTCACTGTGGTTAAAGCTACGTTTGTAGGAATGTATCCAGTATTAATATCAGCAGCTTGCGTAGTCCCTGCTACTCTATACCATTTTACGCCTCCACCGACTACATCAAACGTAATTTGATAAGATCCCGGTGTTCCTGTAGTTGTAAGTCCTGTGCCGCCTATTAAATCAATGTTAAAACTTGCCGGATGAGGATGGACAGCAGCCCCTATATCTCCGGTAAGTGATTCTATATCAGGCAGAAATGAATCGTCAGCATATCTTCCAGCTTGAGACATGTTTATCCTCCTTATGCATGAATAACTTCGATATATACAGAGCCTACTGTTGGAGCAACTCCTGTATGTTTTACCCAAATATAGCCTTGTTCAGCCAAGAAAAAGCCATCATCACGTACTTTATTTGTAGTAATATCAATTAATTTAAAAGAACGAGGAGGTAAGATGAAATGATTGTTTGTTCCGTCTATTGAAAAATAAACATCAGCATCGGTTAGGTTGTTTAGGATTAATATTCTAGCTGGATCAGCTAAAACAGCTCCTACTGCACTATAATTTGCGCCAATAGCTCCAAAAGCTGCGCTTCTTATAGCATCGATTTTTACTCTATTTTTATATGCCATAAGTTATCCTGTTTTGTAGAGGCAATTTTGGCCTCGTTTTTAAACTTATATTAAACTTTTTACTACTAATGTAAAGTAGATTTTATAACTTATCAAAATAAATATTTAAAAAAAGGAGAACATTATGTCAGAAGAAATTAAACAGGAAAATCCACCGAAAAAAATGTTTGCAGAAGCTAGAGGAAAATATACATTGATTGATGGTCAAAAGGTATTTTCTTTCGAATTTTATAATCAGGCAACATTAATGGAAAATTACGATGTCTTAACTTATATGAGAGATCGATTATGGGCAGCTATTGAAGAACAGAAAAAAAAAGAGAAGGAAACGATCCCGATGACAGAAGAAGAATTTCAAAATGCCGTAAAAGAAGGTGAAGTAGTCCAAGAATAAATAAAAAAGGAGCCTTTTTATAGGCTCCCACATGTTTTACTAACCAAAGGATGCAATTATGTTAAGGACTGATTGTAGTCCAGTATGGAATATATCTCACATTCGCATTTGCGTAAATCTTTAACCATCCAGATGAATTAGCAGGATTAGCAGTTTTCATTAATACTGTTCCAATTCCAGCGCCTAAAGCTTCATCATAAACATTTGTAAGACCAACAGTTGCGGCAATCCCTACTCCAGCATCTCCGTCAATATCAACCTGTCTAGTTTGAGTATTCAATGTGACGTCCATTTGATTGAATCCAGCATCTCCAAGTGATGTAATAGCAGCAACAGGAGTTCCGGTAGAATCTTCAATTTCTACTTGATTAGCTCCAGCAGCGTCTCCACATCTAAGTCCTAAATTCCTACCTAATGGAGACATAACATGCGCTGATGCAAAAACACCTTGGGCTGAAGTAGTTAAAGCTGGGTTAATATGATCATCAATACCAAACTCGACTCCGAGAAGTTGAAGTACGCCAGCTCCAACTCCATCTATGATTGGATTGTTAGACCCACTTATAGAAGTCATTTGGACGATTAAAGAATTTCCAGAACCATGAGATATTGCTTCTTTAACGTCATTTGTCATAACGCAATTTAATAAGAAGTTGCTAGCTGTATCAGCAGTAGTTAAAGTAGCATCTGTAAAAATACAGCTGTAGAATCTACCAAAACCTGTGCTAGAAACAGTAATGTCTTCAAGGAAATAAGTATTGTAAAAGTCATGTATGAAAGTTAAACCAGTAAATACAGAAGGACATCTTATCCCTGAATTTTGAATAAAAGAAGAAGAAGAACAGGTCATGGTATTACCAGTTCCATCTCCTACTGTTGATTCAAAAATAAATATAGGAACTCCTCCAGTGTTAGTCATAACACCATTGTCAACGCTTGAATCATAACATTGACTTATAGTGAAAGTCGCAGGCGCTGTCCAATTGAGCAAATTAAAAATATATCCATTAGTTATTTCAACTACGCATCTTACTAAAGTAATACTAGAAGCTCCAGCAGCCGCAGAATTAAATATATCTGTAGCTGATTGAAAGTCTATTGCACAAAATGAAACATATCCAGTAAGTGGAGGAGTATGAACTCCAACGATAATTACTTTTTGAGCTAATGGAGAAGCAGTAGCTCCAACCACATCAACAGCATCATATAGAGTTAAGCTTTCGGTATAGGTTCCAGGTCGTACATAGACAGTTCCGCCACCAGCAGCATTTGCGGCATCAATAGCTGTCTGTATTGTTGTATAATCAGCAGTACCATCCGGGTCTACTATAAATTTAGATATAGGGGCATTTCCTCCTGCTGATTGAGAGACTGGCTCCCAGTTAGCAGCTCCTGCAGCAATTGACGTCAATGTCCAAATATTATTAGTGGATTCATTAATCCAATCAGTTCCAATAGAATAGCCTATATCGGCTGCTAATGGATTTCTTTGAGCTACAACAGGCAAAGGTCCTAACTTTTGCAAAGGATTCCTTATCCCATATGCTCTTGATTTTCTTTTTACATCTGAACTCATTATCCCTCCTTATTAAAGAATTTTTGAGTACAGTGTCATCTTATTAAAATAATCTTTTATATTGTAGATAATTCTCATTTGGTGTACACATATACATTATGCCAATGAAGAATAGTAAGAGAATTATAATTGAAGTAGAGCCTGAATATCATGAAATCGTGAAAAATCAGGCAAAAAAGCTCAATATGACGATAAAAGCATATATTCTTTATTTGATAAATAATGAAATAACCAAAAGAGAGGAACTTAAAAAATGCTAAAAAAAGAAAAATATAAGTTTAAGTCAGAGCGTGAAGAACAAATTTATAATCTAAGAAATAAAGGAATGACTTACACTGAAATTTCTAAAATTTTTCGAGTTACTCCTCCAGCAATTCGTCAATCATTTTTACGAATAGAACGACAAATAAAAGACATTCAAGAAGCAGAAAAACCAAATTCGCTAGACCTTATTCAATGGGAATCCCAAGAAGTAAGAATAAAAAATGGTTTAAAAAATTTAGAGATTACTACCATTGATGAATTAATTTCTTTAACACCTTCAGATCTCTTAAAGGTTAGAAATTTAGGAAGAATATGTATTTATGTAATACGTTCTACATTAAAAAGGCATGGATATAAATTAAAAGAAAATAAAGGAACTTAAAGATGACAATCTTAACTCAAAATTTGCTAAGTATACGCCAGTTTGCGTTGAAACATCCAAGCATCACTGAACAAACCCTTAGAAATTTAATTAGATTTCGTCAAATAGAAGGATGTATTGTTCATGTTTCTAATAAAATATTTTTAGATGAAGATAAGTTTTTTAAATTATTAGCTAATAGAGCGAGGTTAATATGAAGATTTTTACTAAAGAAAGTTTAGAAGAATTACAAGACAATGTTTTTTTCGACGAAATCTTATCGGAAAACTTAGATCCATCAGATATTATAATATTAGAATCTAATTATGGTCATTCGGCTTGGCTTTGCAAATGTCCTTTTTGTGAATGTCCTGACAAATCTTTTATAAGCGTTTATCCTTTTGGACACTACTTTTGTTTTGAATGTAAGGCCCATGGAGATGCAGTATCTTTTCTTATGTGTATTAAAAAATGGACTTTTGAAAAGTCAGCAGAATATTTAGCTAAAAAATTTAAGATTAAACTAGAAGAAGTAGATAAATCCCAGAAATGTGACAAAAATGATCCTAAAGTTATTGAAAGAACTGCAAGGATGCATGATTTATTAAAAAGATTTCAAAATAACGAAGTTAATGATCTTACTAAAGAAATTTGCGACATTTTGGAGGAAGATGATGAATGATTCTGAAAAAGAAAGACATCCTTTTCGTAAAGAATTTGGGAGAAATAGCGGAGCTTAACTATGTTTTTTTTAATTATTTTTGGGTGCCTTCTTTTAATTTATATCAGTCATAAAAACTATAAAGCCGAAATATCTGAAATTGAAGATTCGCCTTTTCCAGAGAAAGAAAAGAAATATTATTTTCCTGAAGATTTTTGATTTTTAGGTATAAATTCAAATTCTTCTTCCAGAAGTTCCGGATATTCTTTATTAGCGGCTCTTTCAAATCCTTTTATTTCATTGACTGCCCCTTTTCCTCCCCTTTGGAAAGCTCTGCCTATTGCGTTCAAATAATGTTTTCTCAATGCAGGAGTTGTTACAATCCTATGGATCATTTCAGAGGCTTTAGCAAGACCTAATCCAGACAAATAAGTTCTTGGGCTTAAACCAAAGGCGATCCACGAGAGTGGATTTTTTAGATCTGCAGGAGCTTTTGCTCTTAATATTCTTGTCGCTTTTGCAGAATTAGAAAGGCCTTGCAATATTTGATCTCCTTCATTTAAATATGCCAAAAATTTAGGATTTTGCGTCTTTCCATATAACTGTAATTCTTTATTGAGAGATTTATTTATTCCACTTAAATATCGCTTTGCTCCTGTCATGGTAGTAGGATCTTTTATAATGTCGTTTACAGCTGTTCTAAAAGCATAGGTTTCATTAGCAGGTATCATTCCATTATTTTTGTCTATTATATTAATAATTTCGTCTGCTTTTTTTAATACAGGGACTTTAGAAGGAGAAGTACCGCCTCGGGACAATTTAGTTCTTATATTTTCCATGTCTCTTTTTAACGCTTTGGCATTGATCATTGCTCCTTCAGGGATAACATTGTCGGCCGCTCTGTGATATTCTCTAGCTATTCCTCTAGCTCCTTTCCCTCCTCTACTACCTATAAGCATATCTGTTAATAAAATAGTCCCACTTCTGATAATATCTGGCACTTTAAAAAATCTTTTATCAACCTGATCAAATCCCTCATTTAACCCTATGTTTATAGCTGGCAATAAGACAGTTGCTAATTTTCCTCCGGCTCCTCCTAAACCCATTAAAGAACCTAATCCTCCAGCATATTCTTGAGCTAATTGCTCACCTTTTCCTGAAGGAGCTAAACTTTCTCCAGTTTGCCTTTCGAGAAATTTCATAAAATTCTCCGAAGAAGGCATTTTTTCTAAATCTCGTTGAGGAACTCTAAAAAAAGTAGCAGCCATTTTAAGTAAATCTGCTGGAGCTCCTAATAATCTTGCACCCCAAGTTGTTCCAACTTTCCGTATGGGTTCTCTAACTTTTTCAATTTGTTCAGGAGTAAATAATTCTTTGCCAAAAAAACTTAAGTCTTTACTTATTTCTTCAGCTTTCTGTCTTGATTTTGGAATAAATTCAAAATCCCCTTCTATATTTGCCGTCATTTTTCACCTTTTACTGGTTTCCATTCTTTTCCTGTCCAAACATATTCTTGATTAGTTTTTTTGCTTCGTGCTCTATCTCCAACCTTTAGATTGCCAACTTTTTCCTGTATGTCTTCTAGTCCCTTAAAACTTCTTCCTGTTTTCCCTGGAATTTCAGTTGATTTATTAATTTCTTTATATTTTTCGACTAAATCCTGTTCAATTTCTGAAGACAAGCCTTTTAATTCTTTTCTAACTAAATAATCAAAGTTTCCAGGTATTTTTTCTCCGGCTTCCATATATTCTTCTTGCATTCTATCTGCCAATTCTACTTCAGCCTGATTTAATTTTACTCCTGCTTCCATAGCCGCTGCGATTTTAGCATTTGCTTTAGGGTCATACCCTGCTTTTGTATAAGATTGGGATAATTGTTGTTCAATAAACTGATTGGGACGACCACCTTTAACTTTGCCCAAGTCCGATAATAAAAATTCTTTTACAGCTGACTGCAATGCGGCTCCGGAAGAAGTACGTAAATAATCATTATTAAAGAAGTCTGCTACAAAGTTTTGCAAACTTTTTAAATCGTTCGCTTGTAATGCATCATTAATACGCACCATAGCTATTCTTTTACCTGGCAAGTCAGAAGCCTTCTCTCTAATACTATCTATATAGCTTTTAGATTCGGTATAAGCTTGTTTTTCTCTTTCTAATTTTTCTTTAGACTGAAATTGTCTCTGCTTTATCAAATTTCCATACATTTCTTGTATTTGTGCAGCTATTTGCGGCCTATTAGCAGCTAATATAGCCATTGCTTCAGGATTGGTAGCAATTTGTTCCAGTCGACTTTGTTGCATTTCTTCAGCTCTTTGAGGAGAGGCTCCTATAGGTCTTCCTTCAACTCTTTCTGCATAATCTTGAGTAGGTTGAGCCGCTAATTGAGGACTTAAAGCTTGTTTTAAGCTTTGTTGCATAATTTGTTGTTCCATTAATTTACCTAATGTAGGAACAACGCTTTGGATACCTGCTCCCAAACCTGTTCCTAATTGTTCCATTAAAGATGGTTTTGGAATTTCTACAGGCCCTGGCATAGTCATTGTCATGATTGACCTCCTAATAATCCTTTAAGCATTCCCATTCTACTCATTCCGAATAATCCTCCTCCCATTCCTAAAGCTTGGCCGAGTCCTCCCATTATCGGAGCCAATGCTCCTTGAGTACCAGGAAGTTGTCCCCATTGAAAAGCAGGCTGCATTCCCATCCCATATAAACCACCTAATTGTCCTACTGCCTGCTGTTGTTGCTGAGCTTTCATAGCTGCCAGTCTTTCAGCGAGAGACGCTCCAGCCGCTCCCATTTGCTGACCAAAAGCGCTCGATCCTTGAGCTCCGGCTCCCATCCCTGAAAATCTTTCAGCGAGACCTGGAACAATTTCTTCTCTAAATTCTCTCATCGCAGGAGCACGATATGCTTCTAAAGCTTCTGGAGAGCCTGATAATATTTGTGATAAATATTGTAAAGCTTCTTGCATTGGAGCGCTAAGTCCACCAACTAACTGTCCTTGCAATGCCTGTTGTTCAGGAGTACCAGTAGGTAAAGGTTGGAACTTTCCGGGAGTTCCCATTAAAATATCTCTTAAAGCCATGGTTATTTCCTTGTTATTGCATTTTTAGTAAAAAACTTTTTTTGTTTTGTATCAAGTTGTGTTTTTAATTTATGCTTTCCAAAACTCTAAAATCACATAACTTTGAGTAAAAGCGGATAAATTAACAGCCGTTGTAATATTGATATTTGTAGTGTCTACTCTTAATTGAACTTGATAATTAGGCCCAGCATTTGGAAGAGGAATAAAAAATGGTCTTGGCGCTGCTCCGGCTGGTTCCATGGCAGTTCCATAGATCCTAGTAAAAAACCAGTTGTTACCAATATTAGAAATTCCATGAGCTACTGATTTTGTCGCAGCATTAGGAAGAGCACCAGTATTAACTATCTTTCTAAAGATTGATCTTTTTTGTTGACCTGTAGCTCCTGGAAAAGATTGGTTGATCGGAACCTCGTATTCTTCATACTGACCTGTATCTTTTCTATTTATAAGTCTTGCATGAAGTTCGACTGTTTCTTTCATCCTTTCTCTAAATTGATCAAAATCAAAAGGAAGCTCTATTTGTTCAGGTACATAATTTCCTAAAGAATATTGAGGACTAAAATTAGTTGTCATGATTGTCCAAATAATCTTCCTGTTTCTGAAACCCTCATATTCATAGCATGAAGTTCCCAGGAAGAGGTATAATTATCTTTTTGTGTCATTTGATAGTCTGTCATTTCAAAAAGCATCTGAATAAAATCAGAAATTGCATTAGCGTAAACTCTTTTCCATGTTTTTTGAGGATTTAAAGTTGATGTCACTTCCGATTCTGAGCTAACTATTAAATCTCTAATTGAAATAGAGGAATCTTGATCAGAAAGAATACGACTTACAAATGATCCAATAGCTTTTTTTATTAATATATCAAAAAAATTGATTCTAATCCCTTTTTCTTGCCCAATAAATGGAGAAAATCTTTTTGTTACAGCTTTAAAGTTGTTAATAATAGAAATTTTACCAGTCCCAGTATAAGGAGCACCAAAAGTATTAAAATTAATAGAGGTTAAGGATTCATCAGGATTTACAGATGCTATTTGAAATGTATTAGTTGTCGTTGCTGTGACTTTGAAAACTCTATAGTTTAAGATATTATAAGTATAATTCACTGTAACTGGTGTATCTATACCTAAAGCAGCAAAATTTACAGTAAATTCTCCAGTTTCATAGTTAATAGAACCTCCTAATCCTCCAGCAAATGTTCCATTTCCTAAATCAGTAAAGATATTAGCCCCAATTGTAATTTGTATTGTTGCTGGGAATGCTCCGAGATTAGTTAAAGTACCTATAAATTGAGTACTGCCAGCTAAAGCAGTACCTAATGCTTCACCTACTACATTTATTCCAAAAGCAGGACAGTCATCTATCCTTATAAATTGTTCTATTTTTAAATTATGATCAGGAAGAGAAAAAACTGCAGGCGCTGTATTTGATATTGTGGGAATAGGAAGAGTATTTACAAGATCCATAGATTCTTGATTGGAAGAAATTGTATCTAAAATGATTACAAATCCCTTTTGATTTCCTGCGACAATATTAGAAAAGAAAGACTGAGATCTTGGATCTCCCCAAGATAATACCCATTCAGACCATGTTGCATAAGGAAGAGTTGCCCATGTATAGTCTTGTCGTTTTTGCCATCTTCCGAAACAAGTAAAACTATCATTATAAAAGCTATAGGCTCCATTGTCATAATTTAATACCAAAACTTTATCAGGAAAAGTTTCTCCTGGATCATCATTTGGGAAAGTCCAATAAACTAATTGTCTATAGAAATCCCTAATTCCCCAAATTCTTTTAGGTCCTTCATTATCGTTATGAAAATTATAAACTTCGTCAGGGATTTTTGTGTCTATAGGTTCTACGTTGATATTATCAGCTCTAACAATTCTTTTATCACCAACTGCTAAAATTCCTTTATCAAAAACAACAGAAGCATTTGTACTTTCAGCCCCATATTCAGAATGAATTTGCTCCCAAAGAAAAGGGAGTATTTCATTCCCCGTATAGCGAAGTCTCCAAGTTGATCTTTCAAAGAAAACAATAAGCGTATCTTTATTAAAGGCTGCAGACACTATAGCTTCTGATGTTGGAGCATCGATATATCCTCCTCTTCCGACTATATCTTCTCTCCATGCGTTGGCATCAACGGCAGGTAAAGGCGTCCCATTTTGAGACCATCTTGCTCTATTAGCATATCTTGTCGCAGCGCCGACACCTGGAGCTGGCCCTTCTAAAGTATTTAAGGCTACTAATCTATTTCTATAGGCAAATATAAGCAATGAGCCTCTTAAATAATTGGGAGTAGAATCTATTTGAGCTTGCAATGTTACCCAAGAAGTTCCGTTGAAATATTGAATTCCGTCTTGAAGATTTGCATTATAAGCAATGTTGTTGGTTTCCCAGATAAGTTTATTATTAGTCGCATCCACATAATAATTTTCAGTCCAGACAAAATCCGAGTTAGTAGATGTAAATTGATCGTTAGCTCCCCATGATCCTACAGTTAATTCATCAAATATATTAGTAGCTGTATTATATAAATAAGAATGCTGTGTATCAAAACCAATCAAATCTTCTTGATTAACAGCGGCTTTATCGTAAAGACCAAGTCCCATCACAGGATTTCTTGGTAAATATCTATATGCTGTCGCATTGACGGCAGTTCCTAAGACAACAGCAGGATTAAAATTTAAATTTATAGTTCCAGATTCATAGTCTATAGTTCCATAGTTAGCATTAGCTGCTGGAGAAGTTAATGTTCCATTGCCATTATCTGTAAATGTCAAAGCTCCAACTGTTATAACCAAAGTCCCGGGAGAAACTGGGGAATTTGCTAAAATTGCCGTAAAAGAATTAGGGAGAACCGTTACTCCTAATGCTTCAGGTAAGGTCGGAGTGACATGAAGTCTCCCTAAAAATGTATAACCATTTTTCTTAATAACCCTTCCTCTAAAGCAATATGCATCTTCAAGATCTACAAAAGCCTCTTCAGGAAGCATAAAAGGTTCTAAATTCTTTTGAACTCCTGTAGAATAAGGCCCTATAAATATATTTTGGCTCATTAAGTACCTACAATTAAGACACAAACAGGATTTAGATCCACTCCAAAAGCTCCTGAAAGTGCTCTAGTGAAAATTCTACAATTATTTGTATTTCTTGTTGTCGGACCAGCGAAAGCTCCATTAGCTGCGTTTGTAAAAGTAGAAACATTAACGACATAATTTGCATTTCCTAAGGCTGTTGTAAAATTAATTGTATAATCTCCTGCTGCATTTCTAACTACATTCGTAACATTGTAACTAGATTGAATTGCTCCTGTTGTCCCATCAAAAGAAACCCAAGCTTTTAAATATGTAAGTTGAGTAACAGCTCCATTTGGAGGATAACGATAAAAAGCTTCTGTCCTTGCTCCTACTGCTTTTGTATAAACAGCTCCTTCACCAGCAGGCGTTGCAGGATCAGCTCCTGAAACAACATATGAAGATTTATTATGCTTCCCATTATTAGAAGAAGCGTTGAAAGTAACATGATCTACATCAAAAATAGTATTTAGTTGTTGAAAATTTGCAAGTAATTGAGCTTGAGAGTCTGAAGGTCGATCTGTTGCTTGAGGGATGTTTGGATTAAAAGTCATGTTTTTCTCCTTATTTTAAGAACCATATATATCATAAAACAACCCATATGAAGTTGTTCCAATTCCGTCACTGAAAGGTGTTACTACTTTTCTTGATGTTTGTTGTTTTACTGTTCTTCTATTAGCTAAAATTAATTGCTCTTCGAAAAGAGGACGAAATTTTGCATATTGCTGATCGTCTCCATTGTCTTCAAATATTTTTAAAGCAGCTCCCAGAGCCAAAACTTGCCACCATTGTCTTATTCCAGGGGCTTGAGAAGTTGCAAGAAGCTCAGTAGGAACAGATTGTACTACAACGTCTACCTTGTATGCTTTATCTGGAATTGGACGAAAAATAAATTGATTATTGAAAAAGAGAATATCACGAGGCCTTGATGCTACATATGGAATATACATAGCTTCAATGTCAGCGCCATTATCAGGAGCTGTCCCAAAGTCCATGGTGATTCCCCCGGTAATATAATTTACCGTTCCATCTCTTCTTTTTATCAATCCACCGGCAGAATATGAAGAAAAAGTTGTTGAATTAACGTTCAACGTTATTTGGTCACCAGCAACCGCAGTTACTGTAAAAGGTCCTCCATTGATTTGCGTCATTCCTAAAACACCTTCGATAAATACATTATCGCCATTAGCTATCGAATGGCCAGGAGCCGTCACTATTGCTGTCGCTCCTTGAGTAATTCCTGTTATTTCTGTTCCTTCTGCTAAAAATGCTCCTTCCCCATCGTCAAGATAAGAAACAGATTCGCCACCAACTATAGTGGATAAAGAAACAGATTCTGGAACTACCGGAAGGTTAGATAAAGCGGCTAAAACAGGAGTAGATGTGATTCCATCTCCTGTCCCTACGAGCTGCGTAAAGTTGATTTTAGGCCAAAGACCATAAAAAGTAGATTGATCTTGATAAAATCCGACTTGATACCCTCCTACAAAAATAGGAGCATTGTTTGAAATATACATTTCTGTCGGGAAATCATATTTTTCAATATTAGGCTTTGTGAAAAATACATAATTGCGTCTTAAAGACTGCAATCTTAAATGTTCAGGAAAGTCATAAAGATAAAAAGTATTAATATAAAAGTCGATTTCATCATCAGAAATCTGATTAGCAGAAGGACGAGCTGTTACATTTCTTACTTTTTGTCTTATTGCTTGAAGTGTTGATAAAACCATTTTTTATCCTGTAATTTGAAACATAAAACGAGAGATTTTTTTATGTATCTCTTTCCTATGTTCTGGCATAGCAGGCGATTCAATAGGTTTTGCAGTCGTTTCTGATCCATCAGGAGCTACCCACTTCATTTGTATATATGCACAGTTATTATTTAAGTGATCAGCTAATTCTCTTGGTATTTCATATTCTAAACCATCAAAAAAAGTAAATTGTTTTACAGGTCCTTTCCAATTTCCTCGATAAGGAAATGATATCCCTGATCCAGGAACTTCAATGTTTTTAAAAATCCCTTTAACTTTAGGTACATCTTTATATTGAGGTATTTCGATTTTTCCTTCATGCCTGGGAACAAAATGAATATCAGTTGAGGCTTTTTGTTTTTGTTTAGCTACTGCCATTTTTTCTCCTTTTAAAAGAAGGGGACAAAAGTCCCCTCACTTATTTTTAATGATAAGTACTAATTAACTCACCTTTCCATGCAACCCATTTGATAATATCGTCAGAAGCTCCAACTACGGAAGTTCCGAGTTCAAGTCCTCTAAATCCAACGTTATCAGTTGCACCACTAAGAACATTACCCACATCTCCAACAGGAACTACATGAGCTTGAGTTATTCCAGCAGCTGCCACAGCAGATGTTGGGAAAGCAAAAGCAGTATATCCAGTAGAATTAATGTTAACTGTGAAGGTATTAACTCCTCCAACAGCAGTAATTGTTCCTCTTAGTCCATCAATTTCTGTCATGCCATAAGCAGCAGGAACTACAAATTTCACAACTTCACCAACAGCAAAGCCATGATTTTGGGTTGTAGTTATAACAGCAGGATTAGCAGCAGTAATTGAGTTGATAAATCTTCTGCGTGGTGCAAAAGGTCTATCTTGAGCAACTCTTCTACATGTTCCTCCTGTTCCTGCAGCAGCAAATCCAGCTCCTGAAATTGGCACAGAGAAAGTATTAGCAGTTAATCTTGTCACTGTACATTCATAGCCAGACACTTGTTGCATAGCAGTTACATTGCAAAGACGAACTAAATCTCCTGTACGAAGACCATGTGCTGCAGAAGTTACTACAACAGGAGACGCTGCAGTTGCACCTGTTATTACAGTTGCTGCATAAGTTGGAAGATTTTGATAGTCAATTCTTCTAAATCCTCCAGTTGCTCCTATTACGCTTTGATCTGTAGCTGCTCCATTTGTGTTTTGTACGCCAAGATAAGATTCATCAGGCATATCAAAATGGAACCATGCTCTTTTTAGAACTCCAGGATTCGCAGTTGAATCCCATTGAGTCCAGTTCATTTGAAAATAGTTAGTTACATCGCCAGGGAAATCTATAATTGTAGGATTCCCATCAGAGGTGAATTCACCATAGTACATTACTTGACCTTGTATACTCATATTTCACCTCCTTTATGCTAGTGTAGTTCTTAAGTTAATCAACCAAGCATCATTCAAAAGTCTTGGAACTTGAGCAAATTTATATCCAGCTGTTTGTCTTTGCAAAAGTGGATCATTGCCAGCGCCAAGTCCTTGATAAATGAATTGAGCTGATGCACCATCTTGTTCTACGACTGCATAAGCTTCACGTCCTGTCACAAAACAGTTATATATATCATTGCCAAGTAAAGAAGAATTATCAGTAACAGATCCGATTGGGCTATAAAGCCATCGTGTGTTACCAACAGATCCCCACTCTGCATGAAGTATATTCATTTGTGCAGGATATTGTGCGGTATTAATAAATCCATCTACGTTTTCCAAGTTAGGGAGAACAGCAGAATTGCACATTGCCCAATAAGATTCCCTAATTGGGGCTGTACCAAACTTGTCTTCTCCTTCGATATTATCAGAAATCATTCTTGCTGAGTTATTTATCAAAGCAAAAATAACTGCATCAACATCTGCTCTTGTTAATTCTGTAGGTGAATCTCCATTTACTCCATTTACACAGTTAATGAAAGCAGCAGTAGCTTCAAGCATATTTCTTGTTAGCTCATCATCTGTCTCACGAAGAGATTGAGCTAAAAGAGAAGCTGTTTCATTTAAGACTGGATCTTGGTTTTGGATTGTTACTTGGTCAGTAACGATCACATAAGTTCCGTACCAGTCAACAACTGCGTCTATGTCCAATGCACTTAAAGTTTGAGGAGGAGGTGTAATGCCAGTAGGTCCTAATGGCACTGTTGCTCTCGCTAGATTATTATATCTACGATAACGAACAGTTGTACCACTTCTATAAGGAAGCCTTTTTTTCATAGCCATTTTATTATGGATAAGTAAAGGCTC